GAACATGTCACTTGATCTGGTTTATACTGTCCATCTTTTGTATACGATACATGAAAGTCAATGTAGTGTTGTATACAAGCACATAGTTTATCTATGATTGATAACCAACCTGATGGTACACCATGCCAGTTACAACCAGCTGGATTACCGTTATACGGCTGAAATATCTTTGGATACTTGGCTATTATTTCTTCTGTAGTTATCTGCTTGGCCATAATCCTAGTTCTATTAGTTTAGCACTCATACGTTGCTGTGATCTAGTATCTACAGTTAGTGCTTCCTCATATTCAAGGAGAGCTACTAATTCTTTTATTAATTCGTTACAGTTATTAAGCTTAGATGTAACTTGAGCTAATTCAGCTCTACAATCTTCAGCTATAAATGTATCTTTATGTATATCATTCATACTTTTTTTTTAATTTTCTATTGTTTCTGAAATTTCTTCAGGTAAATAAGCTAATAGGTTTTTCTTTGGACAAAATTCTAATAGTTCATAAATAGCTGATTCATCTCCCATTTCAAAGTCTTTTTTCATTTGAGCAATTACAGCTTCAATAAGTGGATCTTCCATATTACTTTTGTTTTTCTAATTGTGTTTTATTATTATGACAAGTCTCACATAAAACTTGTAGATTATCTAGTTCACAGAACAATCTATCTACAAATCCTGGTAAGTCATTACTACAGTTTAAACTACCTGCTCCTACTATATGGTCAACGTTGATTTTCTTTTCAGGAAACCATTTGTGACAAACATTACATTCATATTCAAACTTCTGCCGTTTGTTAGGACCTTTATAGGCTCTACGAGCTTTCATTTTACATTCAGTAATAGGTTTCCACCATCTAGACTTTTGTCTTAATCCGCTCCTTATAAAACTCCAGAATGCTGATTCTGTCATAGTACCAGCATTGCGTGTTTTGGCGGATCTTGGTTTTCTTTGTTTAGCCATATAATTTATTATACGTCAAAGATATACTAAGTATTTTAGCTATCTTCTAGTTTTTTATTGAGTAGTAGTACCAATCTGTAATATACTTCTTTGGCACCATAGTCTTTAATAGAATCTGCAGGGTCTTTACTCATAGGTAAAGCTGTGTATTCTATTTCCGGGTATAGTTCTTTATACTTTTCCATTGCTTTGATGCCGGCCTCATCAAAGTCAAATATTATAACCACTTTTTTATAGTTCTTAATATACTGTTCCATGAGTTCTTTACGAATCATAGAGTTTTCAGAATCAGGAGCTACAATATCTATAGAGATCTTAAGACTCTTCAGAGCCATAACATCCTTTAAAGATGAAGTGATTACTAAGTATTTATTATTCTTGAGTTGTTCTGAGCCCTGAACATAGTCTCCCACTTTGATAAATTTCTTATCTAAAGTTTTAGGTTGGTAGATTTTATATAGCGTACCGTCAGCTTTGAAGTAGCCGTAGAGATAATTACCTCTAATGCATAGTTCTTTATCATCCTTAATCATACAATAAGAATCTAATGGTCTTACGTTATGCTCGGTGAGTAGCTTGGTTCCTATGTTAAACTGGGTCCAGAAATACTGATCTTGTGTTGACCATGATCTAAAGATGTATTTAGACACTTTATATCTAGAAGACTGTTTAAATTCTTTTAGATCATAACCACCGTTATTATGTAGTACAAAATCATTGTAGTTTTCTACAATAAGTTGACACACTTTATGGTAAGAAAGAGATGTTATTTCTTTTACTAGATCTATAGCAGATCCGCCTTTACCTGTTGAGAAATCTTTAAACTTGTATACTTGTTTATTATCTAGATAAATACACATACTAGGTGTACGTTCTTTATCATTAAATATACTTTTGATCTTTATGTCTTGGCCACTTAGCTTTTCTTTTAGTTTGCAAAAGTGTTCAAAAATCCAGGGTACAGGGACATCCTTGATATCATGTACTAAATTTTTAGTCTTGAACATGTGATTTATTAATGTAGTTAAGAAAAAATAGAGGGAGGTAGAAACCTCCCTCGTTATTATTTACTACATCTGAAAATCATCAGTAGTTGGTTCAAAGCTGTTAACTGGTTTGTTAACTAAACCTTTGAAGTGATACTGATTGTTCTTATCAAACTTATCCAATTTAGATTCTTCTTTAGATACGAACTTATACTTAGGTAAAGACAATTTTGTAATAGTCTTACCATTGTATTCTTCTTCTGTACCTTTTAAGAACCAATAAATATTGTGTCCTTTTAATACGTTTGTAGCTTCTGCTACCCACTGCTCAATAGATGTAACACTTGATTTAGCAGAGATGGCATCAATCTCAGTTCTAACACCTAGTTCAGTTGCTATAACAACAATCTTGTTTAGGATGTCATTCTTATTGATATCATCAGAGTTAAATTGGTCTGTCCAAATAGTAGCTGATACACGTGAAGATGGTCCTTCATACTTTGCACCTTCTGGATTGTCTTTGTCAATAGCCCAGCCTTCAAAGCCGTCTGCTGCTTCACCTACTAATGTTAATTCTAAAACCTTTTTGTCTCCTTTGTTAGATGTTCTAACTTGTGAACTGTGGATGTGTGCATAAGCAACTCCTGGCTGTAATGACTTTAAAGTACCGCCACCTTGTTTTACTTCTTGTCCTGTTGTACTAAACATGCTGTTTGAGTTTAATTGTTAAAATTGAGAAATTAATTTTCGTATTCTGTTATAGACTTCTTTACAAAGTCTAGATCATTAGCTATTTCAACGGTAGGAAACATACCTCTAGGGCTTTTACATGTATTCTCACCATTGTTTTGTGTTTCAAACACATAACGGATATTCCCGTCTTTATCTTTCTTTACTTTACCAAAGAGTACAATGCTAAATAAGCCTTCTAAGCTAAGCTTTTCATCAACCATTTTACCAATGGTCTTTGCCTTAAACTTACGTTTGCCTTCTAGATCTGTAGATTCTTCAGCGTGAGTCATAATGAAGATAGTTAAATCTTCTCTCAAGTCTTTAGGCATTCTTGCTATACGAGCTAAGTTTGCACCAATCTGAGTGAATTTTTCATAACCTTTCTCATCACTCCTATCAAAGAACTCAAAGCTGCTCATATACTGAAAGTCATCCACCACAATAGTTTTGATTTCTGGACGTTTCTCACTGATGTATTTTAAGCATGCTTCAATCTGAGTTGGAGCTGAACCGGCATAAAGATTACCTGTAGGGTTGTCTTTACTCCAAGTTATGTATTTACCTTTCCACCCTTTGAAAGGTAGCGGTTTGTTTGCAACGTTAATAATAAACGTTTCTTTTGGGTCAAGCTGTTCTATAGCTGTAGATTTACCTGAGCCACTCTCTGCAATAATAAGGATTCCTTGTGCCATATGCTTTTTGTTATTTGTTACTCTTTATCAAATCATTTAACCACGTCTTAGAACTTACAGGCTTACCTGTTTGAATGGCGTAATAGTCTCTTATAGTCATTTCTGTATAAGGAGCATCTTCCATTGCACCAGGAGCTTTATAAGCTGCTATTGGGGGTTTAAATGAGGGTTTATCTGATATAGCTGAAGCACCGCTAATTGCTACTGAAGTAGTATTAACTATTCTTAGCTCTTCCAGGGGTACAAGATATGAACCTTTTTCATTTAATTCAAACTCTTCTTCAAAAGCTGAATTAGATGGGATTTTATAAACTGTACGCTCTGCGTCTAAAGGTTCTAAGTCTCTAGTAATTAATTCAAAGTAAAAACCTTTCTCTTTCTTGAATTCTGAAGCAAAGATTCCAACTACGTTACGGCCTTGTTTATCATAAAAAGCCATCTTCATATTGAAATCTGATCTAGGAATCTCTAGATTATCTATAAGTTTTTGGTGATAATCTCTGATGTTTTCAAGCTTAATCTTTTTAAGCTCTTTGATTTCTTCTTGTGTCATTTTGCATTTTTTTGTGTTTTGTAAAATATTAAAGTTCTTGTCCAACTTCTGCTGTTACATTTCTTCTACCTCCACCACCACTTCTTTCACTATATCTTTGGTATACTGAGGCAGATCCTTCAGGTCTCAAAGCTTTAAACTCTGGTACTTCCACCATCTGTTGACGTTGACCATCCATCTTTAAGAATATAAGGTTTTTATTGTCATCACCGTTTCTAATTTTTAGTAGGTGCATAAATACATCCTCATCTTCCACTTGATAAGCATAGGGCCCGTACACTTTGATGTCTGCTTTAGAAGGTCTACTTAGTGCAATTACTAAGTCTGATCCTTGCATAAGAGCGTCACCGCCAAAGATATCACCGGATGTAGGATAGTTTCCAACAGTGCCTGGTGTTTTTCTAGTAGCTTCATCTATAGATCTGTTAAGCTGAGTTATCATAATAACGATGACAGGAATTTTATTCTTGAGTTTCATAAGCATTTCTGTAGTGTTATACAGCGTTGCTATTTTCTCTCTCTCATCTAAACGCTTCTTAATCAACCAACTGTGATCTATAGTTACAATCATAGGTTTACTACCACCTTCTAAATATGCTTCTTGTATGGCTTCTTCCATGTCTGTATGAGTTAGTGATTCTGATATCACTTCTCTTATCAAACCGTAAGACTCCATTTCTTTACAGTGTTCTACATACTTATTAATATTATCTAGTGTAAATGTATCAAGTTGTCTTTTGGTACTTAGTATCACTCCATAATCTTGGGCCATTTCACCAGCAAACTGTCTTGCAGCATACTGCTCATCGCCCATTTCGAACTGAAACTCTAAAATGTTAAATTTTTGATCAGGATTAAGCCTCCTAGCTTCTCTAAGCATTTGAGAAACGATCATAGTTTTACCAGCACCAGGTCTAGCACCAATAGTGAGCATAGATCCCCATTCTAAACCATTAACACCAGCTTCATTTAAGCTTGGCCATGGTGTTAGCAAGGACTTTATCTCACCGTTTCTTCTTTTATTTATATACTTGAGACCTTTTTCTAGTACGTTAACGTAGCTTTTACGCCCATACTTCTTTTTTGGCTTATCCATAAGTAGAATTAATTAAATGTTTCGTGTACAATAGTTTTGAACTCATTTAAAGATTCTAACTTAGCTTCATAAAGCATGGTAGCTACCATATGTCCAACAATAGAAAATAAAACTTCTTTGTTTATACATTTAAACGTAGGCTGTATAGCACCAGGGGCATCTGGTAGTGAATTATAGACTTCTTCTAGTTTTTCTTCTTGTTCTTTTGTCATTGTAGTTTGAGTTTTTGGGTTGTAAATATACATAATTTCATTGTAACAATCAAAAGTATTTCTATAATAAAATACTTATAAAACGGTATCTCTATAATAAATCTGTCAATTATTAACCAGTTTAAAATACTGAATAATATAGCTATCATAGTTTTGTTTATAGCTTTTTCATATTTTCCCATATTTCTAGATGTTTTTTAATATTTCTGGATTGTCTATAATCATCTGACAATAGTCAGCTAATATAGATCTACTTAGTTTGGTCTTCATATCAGTCTTTTGTATAAAGTAACTGCTTGTAACCATAAATGAATAGTTTTCTTTATGCTTATTAAAGACATAAAAGTCTGTGGCATCTAATACTAGATCCCAATCATACTCAGGGTAGGTTTTAAAAAACCATATAAACTTATCTTTAAGCTCTTGTACTGACTGTCTAGCTAACTCACCTGATGGTAGTTTCATAGCCGGGAATAACTCCCTGTACTCCTTGATCTTATCTAAGAAGTTTTCACCTAGCACTGACGTAGCTACTTTCTTTTTAGTCTTTACTAGATAGGTTTCAAACTCATTAAGGATGTTTTGTGCAGTGTGGCTTAGTTTACCTTCTGCATCAATTAATCCCCTGCTTTGACATATAAGAGATTCAGCCTCTACATTTATAATAGCTGAAGGCTTAATCTTTTGCCGGCAGCAGTCCAAAAAATATACTTGATTCGGACTTAAATTGTTCTTGATCAAGGTCATCCATAATTGATGTGTCATTGTATTTTAGTTTTATAAGTTTAACTATTTGTAGGTATTTTTCTCTAAACTGGCTACACGTTTCAATAAGGTCATTAAAAGTGTTGGTATTGTGTAAAACAGTAGTGTGATCTCTATGTCCAAGATATTCACCTATATACGTAGTTGTGTATTTCATCATTCTTGCTATAGCACAGAAGATATTTCTTAGTTCAACTACTTCACGGTATCTACGATTAGATGAAAGTGGCACTTTGCTGTTAAGTTTTACTGGTAGAAAAGGATAGAATATCTCTTCTAAATTTTGAAGGCTGATGATGGGTAGATACTCATCATTATCTGTATTTATTTTTGTAACTACTAATGGATAGTAGCCCATCTTTTTAAAGAACTGGGCTTTAAAGTCATCAATTAGCTTTTTTTCAAGCTGTCTAGCATAAATCTTGGTTTCCATAAATTTCTAACGTTTATTAACAAATGTAGATTATTTCCTGAATATTTCGTATATTAAAGTGTAGGGTTTATAGAAATCTTACACTTTATACGTTTATATATAAATTATACATACCATGGCTAAAAAATTTTATGCCCAAAAAGACTATCTAGGTTTCCCTATTCCAGGTACAATGATGTCTGTTGAAAGTCCACGTAACATTCCTGCAGATACTATTAGTATCCCTGCTCAAGATGTTACAGCAGCTGGAGCACAGGTAGTTGTTAATCAACCTTCAGGACTACGTTACTTTGTACGTAGAGATTCTAAAGGTGAAATTATACCTAACACGTTGACTATCAGTCTAAAGAAACCAGCAGGTTCTGTTTATGAGTTCAAACTTTTAAAATAGAAACCTAAATGATCAAAGAGAACCCATCTATAGCAGCATTCAAGGTGTGGGTATTCCCAACCCTTGTATCTCTTGTTAGTTTGCTTATCTGGAATGATGTAAACGAGATTAAGTCTGATGTTAAGTTGCTAATGGCCCAGTCTAATATAGACAAAACCAGGATAGATAACTTAGAACGTCAGATGTTTAAATCAGCTGGTTTTCCGGCAACTCCTATTAAGCATCTTAATGATTATCAATCAATTGTAGCTATTCTGCCGGATAACAAATATAAAACAATAAAGTATGACTTTTAAACAATGGGCTCTAGATCTTTTTAAAGATGAACGTGGTTCCACTTCTATTAAACCAGTAGTGGGTTTTATGTGTGCATTGTTTCTATGTGTAACACTAACAGCTAATAGCTTTTCTCATGGTGATATTAAACCTTCAGATGCTTTAGTTGACGCTGTAATGTATATCTGTATAGCAGCATTAATTGGTGATACAGGTGATAAGTTCTCATTTAAAAAGAAGTCAGATGAATAAGATATATTTTTTCATTATAGGTGTGCTAGTAGTCTTTGTTCTTTTACAGAATAAAGGTTGTGTAGGTGGAGGTGTTCAATCTGGATCTGATACTCTTGTAGTACATGATACTACTTGGTCAGTTAGAGATAGTTTGATTTTTTCTAAACCTAAGCCGGCTAAGATTATTCATGATAGTTTATTCATTGAGGGTAAAACAGAATATCTAGCAGATACTAACTACGCTGCACTAAAAGTACAGTTTGATGATCTTGTTAGAAAATATACAGCATTAGCTATTTATGCAGATAGCGTAAAGCTAGATACACTAGGCTATGTTACAGTGACAGATACAATTCAAGAAAACGGTATCAAAGGAAGATCCTGGAAATACAATTATAAAATACCTTTTGTTACCAAGACGGTAACAATTACTAATCAAGCTCCAGCTAAAACACAATTGTATGTTGGAGGTGGTGTAAGTACTACACAAACATTAGGATTACAAGCTGCAGAAGCAGGTGTCATTCTGAAAACTAAATCAGATAAAATATACGGACTAAAAGCCGGATCTGATATAAATGGTAACATATCTTATGGCTTCCAGACTTACTGGAAGATCGGTAAAAAAAATAAATAATATGAAAAAGATTATTGCATTGATTAAGAAGTTTTTATTTGGTAGCAAGATTGAAAAAGCAGTAGCTGCTACTCAAGTTGCTAAAGAATTTAAAAAAACATCAGTAAAGATTAAGTCTGGTACTGCTAGTAAGAAGAAGTAATAAACACAAACTATATATGAACTTAGAAAAACTAAAAGGACACATCCCGGATACTGTTATTGCACAGATCCCTGGTGTAATGGAAAATTTTGGTGTTAATACACCATTAAGATTGGCTCATTTCTTAGCTCAATGTGGTCATGAATCAGGTGGATTTAGATTAACTCAAGAGAATCTTAACTATTCAGCTAAGGGTCTTATGGGTACATTCAAGAAATACTTTCCTACACAAGCATTAGCTGATGCTTATGCTCGTCAACCACAAAAGATTGCTAATAAAGTATACGGTGGTCGTATGGGTAACGGTTTAGAAGCTTCAGGTGAAGGATTTAAATTCCGTGGAAGAGGTTACATTCAGTTAACTGGTAAACAAAATTATACAGCATTTGATCTAGCTGTAGAAGATGATATTCTTGCTAATCCAGACTTAGTTTCTTCTAAGCATGCATTATCTTCTGCTGCTTGGTTCTGGAAAAAGAACGGTTTAAATTTAATTGCTGATACAGGATCTAGTGCAGAAGTAGTAACTAAAATTACTAAACGTGTTAATGGCGGTACTATTGGATTACCAGATCGTATTAAGCATTTTAAGGAATTCTATGAATTAATAACTTAAAAGCAAATATGAAAAATTTAATACAGTATGTAGGACAACCCGTAAAAAAACTTTTTAATTCAACAGAGTTTAGACTTTCAGTAAATACCATTATAGATGGTAATGTTGATTTAAATAAGAGTACAAAATCAACTATATATGTTGATGGTACAAGAACAAGTGAAGGATATAACCGAACAGGTAATATTTTAACTCCTTTTAATACTATAACAGATGCATATAATGCAGCAGTAGCTTCAGGTTATAATGATAGCAATCCTGCATTTATAGTATTGTTAAGTAACATTACTGAAAATGTAACTTTTACACAAGGTGGTATTTGGTTAACTAGTATTGGATCAGGAACACATGGTTCTTATAATATTACTGGTACTATTACATTTAATGGTAGTGCTAGTTCTACATTTGAAAACCATTTTATGATGGCTAATGTAAGAATCATTGCACCATCTAATGGTAAGGGTATCTATTCTACAGGAACTAATCCTCAGAAAGTATTCTTAAAAGACATTTGGGTAGATGCATCTGGAACTACAGGTTCTGGTATTTATATAGACAACTCAGGATCAGGAAGCACATTACACTTAAACGATGCTCACTTAACTCATAGTGGTACAGGAGATGTATATTGTGTAGATGCTAGAACTGGTGGATGTTACATGACAGATATTGAAACTAGTGGGTCTAACGTACAAGTTGTTAGAGTGGGGGCAACAGCTGTTGTAACTCTAGATAGCTCTGAAATAGATGCTACTGGAGATGCAGCAATTGAAGTGTATGGAGGAACTATTATTGTTACAAGATCTATTATTAGTAATACTAAAGTTAATGGACATGGTATTGCATTAAATGTTTCAGGATCTATAGCTACTGTTGGTAATTGTTTATTTAATATCAATGCTTCAGGAGTTACAACAGGTAAAGCTGTATATGGTGTAGCAACAACTATTTTATTATACCAATACCTTTCGTTTTACCCAGGATCTAATACTGCTAAAACAGCTAGTCCAACATTAGTAGCAACAGCTTTATCAACTTCATTTACATAAAAACTAAGCAATGGCTAAAGTTAAAGCAGGTGACTCAAAAAAAGTCACTTTTGGAAAAAGAAAAACAGGACGTTTACGTAAAAGTAGTGGTCCTAAAGCTAAAAAAGTTAGTAAATATAGGGGGCAAGGAAGGTAATACTTACTTAGCTCTCTTTAATATATAAATATATGAGAGCACTTGTAATTAATTATGGCCAAAAGTTATATGAGATAATTGTAATAATATTATTCAGTTTAGCTTTTATATGGGTGATTTTTGCACTCATGTTTCAATTATTCTTTGTTTATCTTGAATTTTCTGGTAAAACAGAATTACAGAGAAATGTTATTAACTGGATTGAGTGGAGGATAGATGGCACCTTTAAAAATAATCCAGAAAATATCTGGTATGAAGAACCTAAGAAGATAACTATATCTTCAGTAAGTAATAAAGTGGTTGTAGGATCTTTAGCTGGTAATAGAAATTTAGAGTTTGGTTTAAAGAATATTTTAGAAGAAGTAGTTCAAGAAAAAGATTATGAACTAGATACAGCTGCTAGTCTTAAAATTACAGCAGAGATAATATATCTAGACGTATTAAAAACACAATCTAGTTTTTCAGTATTACATAATAATAAAGAATCAGTTGTTATTAGACTTAGAGGATACCTATATAAAGATGGTAAACTTGAGAAAAAAATAACTGTTGAGGAATCTGCTGATGAGGTTAGCATGTCTGCTTTACTAGTAGACGAAGGTGGTAAGTTTAACCAACAAAATTTAAGTTCAGCTCTAAAGAAAGCTTCTGTTTCATTGGTAAATAAACTATTATAATGAGAAAATTTATTACAGTAATACTACTGTTTATTACAACACTTTCGTTTAGTCAACAAAAGTTTAAAGCTGGTACATCTATAGGAGGAACTTCTCTTAATAGAGGAGAGACTTTTGACTATATCATTTATGGTAA